GCATTTCAGCTTGTGTTGACGGATTATTAAGGGTTAATGTAAAATTATCAAGGTCATCTTCAAAACCCAACAAATACAAGTGTATAATAACAATTTTATTAAGTTCTTGTAACATAGCTTGTTGAATACGGTTAACCGTTCTTGAAAAACGAATATCTTGCAATGCAAGGTTTTTACCCTCACCAGTTGTTTCGTCAAAACCTAAAAATGGTTTTGGTACCCTCAATGCTGTAAACAATTTCTTTTGAAGATATTCAATATCAGCAATTTGGTCAAGGTTTGCAGCACCTGGCAAAGTATCAATTGGGCTAGGTGCATCTTCACTTCTAACAGGAATGAAGTAATCTTGGTCGTTAGATAATTGATTATATCTTAAATCAATCTGACCAGTTTGTGGGTCAATAACAGGAGTACGTTTAAATCTATTCGCAATTTCATTTACATATGCTTCAACGTCCTTGTCATCAATATTACCAACATAAATCTTATAAATTCTTCTTTCTGGGGCCCTTGTTACACGATAAACAAGCATAGCGTCTTCAGATAAAATAAGCTGCTTCCAAATTCTTCTAGCCTTTTCAAGCATTGAAGTACCATATGGTAATCTTCTATCATCACCTAATAATCTAAAGTGGGCCATTTGCCATGAATTAAATTCAACATCACGCCCCCTCCAATAAAACTTAACCTTATCAGTTTGATAATCCTCATCAGTTCTTTGTGTCAACATATCAAATAACCCACCATCACGTCGTTCCATTTCATAGTTAGGCATTTGTTTAGCACCAATAACACCATTTTTATCATCAATATTTAGATATACAAAATTATCACCATATTTACAAGTATTTCTAGTCCACATTGGAAGAGATGTATGTATATCCAATCTATTAAATAAAAGGTCTTCAATAATGGTTTTTACTCTTTTTGAATCAGAATAAACATTAATCATTCTACCGTTTGAATTTAATGTAGTAGATTCTTCCATCATAATATCTAACGCAGCCGCAATTTCTGGATAAAATTCCATAGCCTCAAAGTCGGAATATGAACCAATTCTAGTTGTTTCATAGTTAACCGCTTGTTGGAAAAGTCCGTTTTCAACCTTCCTCCACATGGAACCAAGATATTTGTTTTGCTGAGCTTGAAGCTTAGCCATTTCATATTCTTTCTTATCTTGGGTTTTTAAAAGAACTTCCTTACCAGCCTTATATCTAGGGACCTGTTGTTGAGGTTGTTCAACCTTTGTTTTAACACCATCTGGGCCTAAAATCATACCCAGTTTTTGGAAAATTGTTAAATTCTGTTTTGCCATAATTTGTTTTTAAAAAGATACTAGTTTTATTGATAAAATAAAGACTATTTTACATAGTCACATGCCACATATGCCAACCTTTTTGGCTCGGCTATATCAACAACTAGATTATACACATAAGTACAGTTCCAATCTTCACCATTTGAATTTGCAGTAGCATTACAGAATCTTTGTGATTTCTTATTTCCAATACTACCACCAACGTTTTTAGTTACATTTTTCTCTGGACACCAAGTGTATAGATAATTATCATAGGTTTTTCGTGTGAAACAACCTCTCTTTTGGGCTCTCATAATTGTACGTTTTATCTTGTTCCACTAAACAACCACATATATTGCCCTGTTGGGTCTTGCATATTTTTAGATACAATTGGGTTAAATTTAGGAGTTGCTGTTGCGGTTTTATGTCTATTTTGTTGTGAAACAAATCCGTTTCCACGTGGAACCTCTGGCTGAGCTGAAGGTGTAGCTGCTATCCAACTACCCAACATTGCTTTTGTTTGACGCTCTAATTTCTCAAGATTTTTGAATGAATGCTCAAGCACCCATAAACACATAGCTAATGCAAAAATTAAATCATCATGATAACCATCCATATGGTCAGGCCTACCATTTTTATAAACAAATGTTTTCATTTCCGATGTCATTCTTACAGACCTAATTTTAACTTGATTCATTCTGATTTTTTCTTCAAAGTTTGCAATCATCGCAAGACGTATACTACTTACTTGAAGGCCTGGTATTTTATTGTCTTTTTTATATTGTTCGATTTGTTTTTGTTTACTTGAAAGAATCTTACTATTTGGCGTTTCATAATGTAAACGCTTATAATCAAATTCAAGAAGCTTTAATACTGTAGAAACACCCATACCACCAGTAATATCAACTACTGTATAGGCTTTATATAATTCACCATACTCTTCAACTAACTGGGCTAAAAGGTCTGGTTGTATCTTACCCTTATATTCCATAACTTCTTCCATGGTAGTGAAATCCAATATTACAATTGTCGATGAGTCCTCACCATCACCTCTTGATACGTCGACACCCATGATGTATTGATGACCCTCTTGAGGTTCTTCCCAAATCCATATTTTACCGTTTTCACCAGCAGTATATTTTGGGTCACAAACATTTTCTTTTTCATGCATTGCAATGTCAGCCTCACTAATCACATTACCACCAGAACCAATAAAGGATACATCCAACTCTTGAGCAATCATTCTAGCATCGTTGTTCATACCTAAACACATTTGCTCATACCATGTAGACGTTGGTTTATAATTAGCATCAATCATTCTTTTATATGAATCGAATGTAAATTCAATCTCTTCAATTACTTCATCACCTTTAATCCATCTCAGGTCTTTGTTGTAACGAAGGTCTTCATACCATTTCATCTCAACAATGTTAAAGTTATTATCACGTTCCTTAGCTTGTTTATAAGTTTCGTAATATAACTTATCCATACCATTTGGTGTAGAAATAAGCATGGCGTGACCACCAGTACCTAACGCTGTTAATGCAGCACCAAATACTTCAGCACCGTTATCAATATATGCGGCTTCATCCATCACAAGATACGTCGGAGTAAAACCCCTCAACGCATCTTTAGATGTTGCAACCGCTTTTACACGACTATTATTAGGTAATCTGATTTCTTTTTTTGAATCCGTTATAAAAATACTTTTTGATTCATTTTTTTTATTACCGTAATATTCTGGCCCCCACACCCATCTTGGTAATTGGGATAAAAAGTCTTTGATTTTTGCAAGGAATTCAAACGCCAATTCTTGTTTGTTAGCGATAATTAGTACGTTTTCTGGATTATCTTCATCAGAAAATGCTACTTTAATAGAAAGAAATGCGGCTGTAGTTGTAGATACACCCGCCTGTCTTGGTTTGGTTACAAGATTAAACCTATGTTTTTGATATGCTTGAATTATTTCTTTTTGTCTAGGGAATAATTTAAATGGAACAAACCCTTCTTGGGTTTTGTCAAATGTTTCTAAGTAAGTCTCAATAGCATAAATTGGACTCGCTAAACACTTACCATATTCGGTTAATATTTCTTGTCTAGTTAACATACTCATTCCTATAAATATGTTAAAACATCAAAAAAAAGCCATTTTACCAATGGTTGAAGTATTTGCGCCAATTGCAAACTGCCTTTTTACTTACTTTAGATAATCCCCATTTATTTAATATTTGAAGATTGAACATATCTAAAAAATATGCTCGTGTTAATTTATCTGTGATATCTTTTGACGAAGTTGTTTTAGCTTTGTATAAAGGATTTAACCACGCTATTTCATCTGACCCAATAACTGGAATACCTTCAGAGACCATATCAGCGGCAACAATATTAAATGTCTCATTGAATGAAACTTGTAAACCTAAATCCATTCTTGAAATAAGGTCTTTAAATTCATGATGTGAATACCACCTGTGCTCAACTAATTTGTGGCGAGTTTGATTATCAAACAACGCCCTGATATTTTTTAGGGCGGTGTCACCCTTTTCAACCCTTTCTGAATTTATGTGGAAATAAATAGTTCTATCGATTTGGTTTCCAAAATCAATAGCAGCTACCGCTTGTATTAGTTGATTTTTCATCGGTCTAATAGCGCCAAAACAACCAATATCAATTTGGTCTTTAGTTAATTGTCTACGTTTTTTGTGAATTACGGGATAATAATTAGGAAGATAAACAAGATTTCTAACACCAACTTTTTTCAAGTCATCATACATTTTTACAGTATTTGGTGCAATCTTAATGTTGTAATCTAAAGCAATCTTATCGTATTCAAATATCCAAGTTATAGCATGACCCTCATTTGAAATAAATGGTATTTCGGAATGCAACCTAATAATCCATTCAACATTTGGATGTAACTTATGCAAAATCTCAAATTTTGTTGGAACTACCCATATTGCCTCAATAATTACGTGCGTTGGTTTATACTTGCTTACTTCCCTATCAATGTCATTGTTGTCATTAACTTGAACTAAATGCGATTCAATACCAATCTTATTTAGCATATCATTAACGAATGTTGCACTGTTAAATAAGCCTGAGTGAATTGCTCTTCCATCGTATGGAGTGTCATATAATTTTTTCTTTTTTAAGATGAATAGCACTTTGTGGTGACGCATAGAATCCTTTTCTAATAAATATCATACATTAAATCGATTAACAATTTTCTTTAAAAATATTTTCAAAAAAAAAAGCGCTCAATGAGCGCTTTTGTTATAAAAAATCTTCTACGTCTGTATCGTACTCCGTTCCATCCTCTTCAATACCCAATTCATTTAATGCGGAATGATACTCTTCTTGTTGAATATCTTGTTTAACCGTTTCAATAATATTCTTAATTATTCTCTTTCCTTCTTTAGTACCAGCCATGATTTCTTTCATTTGTGCATGAAATTCTCTTGCAGGTAACGCCGCTAATTCGGAATAAACGTGATGCTTTAAGTTAAAGTCATCTGGGTCGATGGCATCTGTAAATCTTTCCCATATAGCTGGACCAATTCTCATATCCCAAGGCTCAGCTGCAACAAAATCTGCTTTATTTGTAACGTATTCGGTTAACTTTTTATCTTTTGGTAAACCGTGGGCTGATAACAATTCCATAACACCCTTAACAATTTCATGAACCAAAACAGGAAATACCATTGCTTGAGCGTGGATTTTAGCTTTTGGGTTTTTCTTTGACGGGTATTCAACTTCAACCACACCACCAGTTACTGCCTTTCCACCTTCTTCAAGGTTTGGAACCACATAATACATATAATCAGCCGCTGACATCATTTTATGATATTTGTTTGGAAGTCTTGGGTCCATATTAACCAAGTCTTCATCAACCATATGGAACATATGATTACATTTTTTTGCCGCACCTTGAGTCATAGCATTTAAAAATCTACGTTTGTAAACTTCTTCGTTAGCCCTTACAAAGTCATCATGTTTTTCAAATTCTATCCCTTCAACCGACATTGGTTTTGGATTCATTTTGGCACCCTTTAAACTAATTTTTGGGGTTAGTTCAGCAACTATCTCGACAACATCTTCATCCATGTCAAACTCTTCTCTAATCATTTTAATGGCCAATTCTTGAAGTTCTTTGGCGTGTTTAGCTTCTAACTCCATAGTATCATAAACCAATCCCATCATGCCTTTAATTGCTTCTTTTGAATCAATTTTATCTACATCAAAAGCCCTTTTATATCTCTTTTGAACTTCATCAAATCTTTTACCCAATATTTTTTGTTCAAAAGTATATTCATCATCTTCAGGAAATGCTGGATGGTTACCTAAAGAGTGTTTCCTCATTGCCAAATCTTGCTCTAATTTTGGGTGCATCCTTTCGGTTACACCTTCTGGATAGACGATAGACTCATTTAAAAGCTTTTTTGTTGTAGCTTTTATTAATGCCATTTCAGCTAATTTTTTAAAGTCTGTCATATTATTTTAAATCTTTTACTTTTATTATTCTTCTCTCAGTAACTGTTTGTTGACCAGTTGCTGGGTTTTGTGTTGGCTTAGCTTCTTGTGCCAAACCCTTAATACCATTTATTAATTGAGATAAACGACTTGCTGAAACACCAACTTCTTTACCAAAAGCAATAATCATTTGTTCTTGTGCTACTGGATTTTGTTGTATCCTACCAATTATTGATGGAGTTAATTTTGTTTTAACTAAATCCATTGCTTTTTGTACACTGGTCATGACATTAGCTGGAACAACTTCTTGCTCATCTGTTGTTTCTTTCATTTTACGTTTTCCAAATAAAGCAGAATCAATATATTTTTTAAACTCTTTAATCCCCATATAAGTCTCTTCTTCTGTCATTTGTGCTTTAGCTAACTCTTGAATGGTTTTGAATTTTCTAACCTTCCCCGCTTTTTCATTAACAATAAAATGTTTAAACCCTTCAAAACTTGGGTTTTTACTATCCTTTTTAGTTTCTTTTGTCTTTTTTTCTTCAGGTATAGGATTTAATGTTGCAGCCTCTGGGCCTTCAGGCTCTTGAACACCTAATTCATTAATTGCTGATTTTGCAATGTTTTCAAATTCCTTAACATCATAGATTTTACAATTACCTGACTCATCTTGTTCGTCAAATGCATAAACACCCATTGTAACTTTTCTATCTGGGCCCATGGCTCTAACCATTTGATAATTCTTACCATTGATTGTAAATGGTTTTGAATTCTCACCAGTACTTTCATCAACAACCTCAGATACATATTCTAATTTGATTGGTGATGTGTTACCCTCATCACCTTCATTAGTGACAACAACATCAACTTCTTTATCTTTTAGGCTATCTAACGTTTTTTTAAGATTTTGTGGGTTGGTGTAAACACGTGCGTTTTTCTTAAATCCAGACGTAGATTTAGAACCTGTACTTGAAGTAGAGGTAGATTTTGATGTAGAACTCCCTGCATTATCACTAGTTTGATAACTTTGAATACCGACATCTAATGCACCTTCTTGTATTTTAGTTTTGTTTTTCATAGTCTTTTGTATTACATACGAATGTTAGGTCTTTTTCATAAAGCTTAGCTTCAACCTCTTCGAGAGTTTCGCCAAATTTAAAACATAACCTATAATCTGGATAAGAATCATAAGCGTTAATGTTTTCCCATGCAAGGGCAATCACCCCGTCAATCGCATCCCAAACAGCAAACGTATCGCTATTTTGAACAACATCTAATCTAAGCTCTGATTCCAATTTTCCCACGTGTTTTATAAAATTTTCGTGTGGGGGTTCGGGTCTACCAGAAGCTGGGAATGTATCCCAATCTTCACCATCAATATTTTTAGTTGAATCAGAAAAAAGAAATTCATAAATATAATTCCCCTTGTAATCTTTTCCAACTTGATTTACGTATATTAAATATAGGTTTTTCATTATCCGATATACATATTTAATTCATAAGTACCGCTGTCCATTCTATAAATTTGAGCGTTAATCATTTTTTTTGTTGGTGCACCATTTATTGTTAACGGCATTCTAATTCTTTTTGTCTCTCCGTATGCTACATGTTGCACGTCAAACATCCCAAACTCAATTGGGTCGTAACCCCTAGCCATCGCATATTTTTCAATCTGAGATATTGCAGAATTTAATGTTTTATGATAAATTTCATAATCTTTCATTCCTTCACTTACCCCTTTTGGTTGTGTTTTTATACCAGGTGTTACATTTGGTAAAAATGGCTTATTTTTTCTTGATGGTTTTGGTTCTGGTGTGGTCGCAGGTTTTGTTGCTGGTTTAACCTCAGGTTTTGTCGTTGGTTGTGTCATATCTTCGTTTTGTACAAAGATACGATTATTTTCGAACATATTCAAGTTTTCGGCAACCATTTTAGAAACTGGTTTTTTAGACCACATTTTGCAAGACCAATATTTAGGTGTTGTCCTGTCTTTAGCCTGTGAACATTTATGTCTAGCCCTAAATGACTTTCTTCTTTCTGGATTATCACGTTTGATTTCCATATTTGGGTCGCCAAAGTTAACCTTTACTACCTTACCTTTTTTATTTTTAACAAAGACCTTAAACTTTTTTACGTCCCCTTTCATTGGTTTACCCAACTTTACCGTTTTGCCTTTGTATTCGGCCTCATTCATCATCTCTACACCATCTTCGACACTACCATATTCGTCTTCATATCCAGCCTCAGTTTCACCATCAAAAGAATCCATTTCGTCCTCGCCAATAGTAGCGTTTAAAAAATGATAAACCTCTTCAATATCATCAGCTGCGGTTGCCATGTGGTCAGTGGCCCAATTGTGACCATCGGTTAAGATTTCATCTACTTTAGATGGGTCCATTTCTAACAAATGACCAATAGCTTCATGAATTGTTTTAAGATTATTGAAAAACATATAGTTTTTCATCTCAGGTTGACCTTCAACCATTTCGTGTAATTTTTTTGCTATTAAACCTTTCATATTATTTCTTAAGTTTATTAATCAATTTATTTTGTAACTTTAAAAAGTTTTCATCAATTGGAACACAATTAGGTACTTCTTTACCATTTTTGGTCTTCATCCCCACTTGTTTATAACCTTTCCAACATGGCTTCATTTCATCAAGAATATCATTTGAACCTTCTTGAAACATATTGTTTTTTGGTGGATTTTGCAACATAAAATCAGCCTCACTAACATTTAGTTTCTGGCCAGCATTATTTATTCCAGCCTTTACTTGGTCTAAAAGTTCTAGTCCTTTAATGCATTTTTCATTATCGTCTTCCCATTCAGTTTCAATTATATTGGCAAATTCTTCTGGTGAAACCTCTTCTTCATATGCAAACCATCTAGATAAAATGTTTTTATCAAGCTCATCACCATTATTAAATCTATCAATAAGCGCTTGTTGTGGATTATGAACCGATACACCCTCAAATAAATTATCAAGGTCATCACCAGTTTCTTCAGGTGCTTGGTCTTGAGCATCATCAGGTGCAGCCTCAGGTGTTTCATCTGGAGCATCGGTTGGTTCTTCGGTATCAGAAGTCATTTCAGCATCTTCATCCCCTCTACCTGAACTCTTAACTTTTTTAATAATATCTTTTTGGTCTTCTGGGTTCATTTCAGCCGTATGTGTTGCTGATAACAAAGAATTAATCGCAAACTTTTCCAATTCAAAGTCTGGTCCACCTTGTTCATCTTCGTATTTTCTTAAAGATTGACCTAATTTACCAGTAAGTTGTTCAATGTATTTTTTTGGGTCGGAATCTTCATCCGCTTCAACACCAGCATCAAAAGGCTCATCATCAAATGGTTTATCATTTGATTGAGCTTGTTCTGGATTAGCATCGGCACCACCTTCGGCACCAAATAAATTATCTGTAGAATTATCAGCACCGTTCATTTGTGCTGCGTCAGGAGTAGGAGTATCAGCTGGGGCTGGGGCTGTTTTGGCCCCAAGCTTCAACTTAAATTTTGTATCTTCGCTTATTTCAGCGTATAGACTTTTTTTTTACGCGGAGCGGTAATGTAATCGATGATTCCATCCATTTCATTAATTGCTCTTTCTATTGACAGTTTTGGTTCAACTGGCTTTGCTTCAACAGCTTTTCTTTCGAACATCATGTCATCAATAGCTTGCATTTCTGGATTTAAATCTTCTTCTTCAAACTGAGCGCCAGCACGTACAGCTGCTAAATCAGCAGCATCAATTGCATTAGGGTCACCAGCTAAAGCAGCCATATCTTGCTGTCTTCCAGTTAACTCATCCATTATAGCTTCATTTTTTTCGAATGTTTCTGGGTTACGGTCTTGTTTATTAGCAGTTGCATAATAAACTTCTTTTCCTTTTTCAGGACCGTATTGAGCAATAAAGTTAGCCATGGCTTCTTTATCAAATTCATTCATTTCATAGCAATCACTTTCAAATACATTGATTTGACCAGATTTACCGTATGCTTCATTAAGGCTGTTAAACTTAAGGTTTAAGTGCTTAATTGCTTTAGCATAAGTTGGATATGCTTCTTGTTTCTTGTTTTTTAAACCACCAATGTAGGAGAAATCTTCAGCGACAAGCTTACCCTCTCTTTTTGTGGCGACTTTAATGTAGTATTCATGGTTTTCTCTAACGACACCATAAACATTACCGTCTGGGCCCATCTTGGTTAATTCAACAGAAGAGCGAGTCAAACTTTCATTAATAGGTGTAATCCCCATTAATTCTTTCATACGCTCATTTATTTCATTACCTTTAAGGCCAACTGGGCTTATTCTTTCTTTCATAAATCTTTGATTTTATAATAAATATCTTAATTTTACACAAAAATTGGTCCTTCTTGTCGATTATTAATCGTTTCACCCAACAAATAAACATTTGCTGTTGCACTAATACTTGTCACTTTTATTTTTATTGATGAACCTGCCCCCATGGTAACACTAACCCCATTGATTGTTGGTGTAGCAGCCGCACCAGCATACACCTCAGTGTATGTATGTGCGCTGAAGTTTGCAGCACTTGCTGCAACTATAATTGAATGTATGTCATTTAATAAAGGCATAAGATGATTTTATATATAAATATCAAAACAAACGAAAAAAGCACCGAAATTCGGTGCTTTTTCATTTTTAATTCTTATGGATTAGGCAACTACGTACTTAACCCCGTTTACAACTAACCAGTTGATTTCGTTGATGTTTACCTTTCTAAGGTTTGAACCTTTTCCATCGTCTTCGATATCCATGTCAATAACATCGTAGAAACCATTTGCTGATGAGAATTGAACTTTATACCCCCTTAAAACCCTTTCTTCACCTTTTTCAACTGAAAAAATTGGGTTCTCTTGGATTTGTTTGAATGCTTCCTCAAGTGTTACCTTACCAGAACTAATGTTAGATAATGCGTCTTGGATTTGCTTATCCTTTGCTGCGTTATACGCTTTCTTAGTCAATTCCTTACCCTTTTTGTTAAAGCATACAGATAACACTTGTGTTGAGTGAATGTCTGTCCAAAGGCTTCTAATGCCTTTTAATTTGACATCTCCTTCTCTAACGGTTGAATCGGCTTCAAGCTGTCCTTTCTTCTTAGCCTCATCGATTTGTTTTTGTGTCCAGTGCTTATCTTCAACACCAACTTCAACTTCTTCAGTGTATTGGTCGGCTGTTTGTAATAATTCGGCAACATACCTGTCATCCAAATTTACCTTCTGGCCAGATTCAAGGTGTTTGAATTGACGTTTACCGTTTTCTTGGCCTAAATAGACGTAATGGCTTTCTTCGCTAAATACGTCACCCACTTCAACCTCATTAAGGTTAATTGGTTTTCTTGTTACTTCTGTTTGTGTTTGTGTACTCATATAAATTGTGTTTATTTTATTTTTTCACCGCACCTTAAAGGTGTTCCGTCTGAATTAAAAACTTGCATTGTCATCCCTCTTTTGAATTTGTAAACAAACCCGTTTTCACATTCGATTTTATAATCAAAATGCATCCCGACTTCATACGGGTCTTTTTTACTTTCAAAGTATAACCCTATTGAAAAGGCTATAATTACAAAAAGCACCAGCAATAAAAATTCTTTCATATCTCTGTGTTTTTAGTTTATATTAATATACTAAGAGATGCGGGAAAAGTCAATAGAATTATGTGATTTTTTAAGCTCTTTTAACCCTCCGTTTTCCTTTATAATTCGATGTAAAAAGATTACTCTTTTTCTCCAATATGTTTTTTCTAGTATGTTTGATTTTTCTAACTTATATTTTGCCTTATGGTATTCTAATATGTAGCGATTCATTATTTTATCTTTTTTATCTTTTCAATTGTACCGTCTTTCCAATGTTTTACAAGCCACCCATCTTTATCCATATAAACCTTAGGTAACCCCTGTCCCCATGTATCGGCTTCTATTTGTTTTCTAAATCCCTCTTTAAATTCTGGAGAATTAAATAACTCCGACACCAAATCATTATCCTCAATCTCATCCAAAGATTTACAATCTTTTAATTTTTTCTTTTTCATGTTTTTAATTTGAAAGTGGCGCTTTGATTGCTGGTTGTGATTGATAACATATCGTAATAATTAACCCTCTACTAACATTAAGTTCTCTTGCAACGGATGCCGACGTTAATTTTAATTTACTTACTAACATTTTATCAACTATTAAATCAGAATTTTTTTCTCTATATCTATATAACATCCATTGTAATTCAAAAAATATAGAACCCCAATTAATGGTACCATCGTTGTTAATAGGTGTTCTTAATTTTAATGTTTTTCCAATAAACTCTTCGGAAATTCTTATGTCAGGGATTGCTTGTGAAAAATAAACAAAGTCATCATTAATTTTCTTACAATAATCCCTATCCTCGGTTTCAGTAAATTGATTAATATCTATCATTTATTTAATTTGAAAGTGGCGCTTTAATTGGTGGGTGGGATTGATAGTTTTCTAATTGAAAATCAAACACGTTATAACAAGATATATCAGTTGGTAAAATATCTTTACATGGATTATGCAATATGTTTAATGTGGGTAACTCAAGAGATACTCTAGTAATCTGCTCCTTAGCCTGCTCAATATGATTTGAATACAAATGCACATCACCTAAACTACCAATTAGTTCATCTGGAATCATATTCACTTCCTTAGCAATAATCTCTAACAACAAACCATAACTTGCTATATTGAAAGGTAAACCAAGAAATGTATCTACTGAGCGTTGGTTCCACATTAGAGAGATTGCTCTGGTTGGAATGTTATCATCATTTAATGATTTTTTCAATGAGTCCATTTCATCACTGTATCCTCCAAATGTAGAATAAAATTGTTCCCAATCATTTCTAAAGTTCCCTCTCTTACAACGTATTTCATATCTTTCCCATAATTTCAATTCTCTTGTATAAACTTGAAATCCATAATGACAGGGTGGGAGAACCATTTGGTCTATTTCACCTACATTCCAAGCATTAACCATTAACCTACGGCTATCTGGATTTGTTTTGAGTTCGGAGATTAAGTTTGCTATTTGGTCAATACCTTTATTACCGAACTCATTATTAAATTCTTTGTCTGTTTTCAATTTTTGTAAAAACTCTTCTTTTGTAAATGGGGTTCCGTCTTCGTGTTTATATTTCATAACTTTATTTTTCTTTCTAATGTTGCTGGTTTTCCAGAAATGATTAAGTTCTTTTTTATACCCTCAAAAATTGTAATATCATCATAAGGACTTATAATATATATTATTTCAGTTTTATCTTTATTTAATCCCACAGTTAAAGTCTGGTAAGGATGATATGAGTCATAAAATATATCAACTCCGTCAACTACACCTAATTTAACAATACCTTCCCATTTCTTGTCGGGTTTAATAAATTCTGGCCCATTACAATCATACTTACTGTCTATCATATACTCAATTTATATAAAACCA